CTCGTGCAGTTCGAGATAGGCTTGGTAAATGGCGACTTGCGCCGCGTAGACGGGCTTGGAGACAGCCAGCTTGTGCTTGTCGAGGTCGCGCCAGGACTTATTGCCCAGGCACTTGTTCTCCCACAGGGCGGGATATGCAAAGCCCTCGGGGCCGGCAACGATCACGCCATCGACGTGGCCCTTGAGTCGCCCGTCAGCAGCCGAGAAGCCAAACTGCTCGCCGTTGGCCTTGCGGGTGCGCAGGTCAAACCCGGCTGCGCGCAGCCAAGCGACCATGCAGTCCTCCATCACATGGCCACGCTCGAAGATGCGCAGCATGCGCCCCTCAATGCGGCGGCCACTGTCGATGGGCGCCTTGGCGAACTCGTATTGCAGGGCGCGCTCGCAAGCCACACCCAGCCGGGAAGCGCCGAGGTAATCTCGGCCGGACTCCGATGCCCGAGCACGCTGCATTCCGGCATCCACCAGGACGGTCAATTGCCCCGAGACACTGGCTGAGGAGTTGAAGTCGATCATGGCTTCTTCCCCTTCGGCTCTTCCCATGGCAGGTCGTCTTCCAGATCGGCAAACGGGTGCGCGAGGGGATCCGGCGTCGGTGGCATGCCGCGCACCGGCGGGAACTTACTGGCTTCGTGGTGCGCCGCCATCGCGTCCGTGTAGCAAGTGACTATTGATTCGATCACCTGCAAGGCTTCAGCCTCCGAGTAGTCACCCAGGGGCTTGGCGAAACCGATCTCGCCGGCAGCTTCACCGAAGGCCTTGAGGCACTGGCGCATGGCCGCGCGTTCGATGTCAGAGGCGTCGATCATCTCGACCTCCTTGCCGAACTTCTGGGCATCCACCCAACTGCCGTACATGCGATGGAAGGCGTCCTGGCAGCGGCGGGAACAGAAGACCCAGTCGATGGGATAGCGCCGGGGGTTGCCGATGCCATGCCGGTTGTCGGTATGGCCGTACCCCCGGGCCTGTCTTGAGCAGACCCAGCATTTCATAGCCCTCCCTCACTGCGCCCAGGCGGGCTTGCCGGACACCGCAGGGCGTTGGGCTGATACCGGCGCGGCTGCGGTAGGGACTGCGGTCGGAGTTGCCAGTGGCGTCCCTGCCGTACGGTTGGGGATGAAGCCTGCAGCAGCCATCGTGGGCGCGTATTCAGGCTCACCCGGCTCCACGGCCATCTTGACCACGTTCTTGGCCTCGCCGCGACCGTCTTTCTCGATGTCGATGCGGGCGACGAACTCCAGACCGTCCAGCTCATGGAAGCCCTGGATGCGGCGGGCCGCTGCAGCTTGAGGCGTGTTGTCGTCGGGGCGGACGTTGCGCGCCGAGTTCAGGGCTGCCCGCACAAAGGTGCGGCCCATGTTGCCCCAGGTGGGCCCCTTGCTGCTGTACAGGCCAATGTTGGACCAGAGCTTGCGGCGGGCGTATTCGCCTTCCAGCACGACAAATTCGCAGGCCAGGAAGATGCTACCGGTCTCAAAGCTCTGGGTGGCGTAACCGCCGAGCCAGCCTTGACTGGGGTCGTCATACCCACCCGGTTTCACGGTCATGCGGACCTTGGCGACCGTGCCCTTGGGGATGAGATCGAAGGATTGCTGTTGTTCGGCGTCGTTGAAGTCGGACCAGTTGTTGGACATGAATTACTCCTTGGGTGTTTGGGATGTGGGATTGCCAGCGGGCATGCGGGTGGCGGCGGCGCACTTGTCAATGAGCGCGCGCAGGTTGGGCGGCTCCTGCAGCTCAAGCTGGCCGGAGCGGTCCTTGGCGGGGTAGCCATAGGGGTTGAGCGTGTGTGTGATGAAGGCGCGGTAGCTGCTGCCCTCCTCAGCCTTGATTTCGGCCAGCGTCACTACCTCGTCGACGATGCCCGGCAGTTCGGCGGCGGTTTTGGAGCCCTCGATCTGCGGCACGAACACCTTGCGGTTGAAGTCGTCGAGCTTCTCGTCGAGGATGGCGACAAACACGACGTGCTTGCCTCGGGCGTGTTGCAGGTGGGTCAGCGCCGTCAGCATTTCCTGGCCCAAGAGGCCGTAGGCCCCGCGGGTGTCGGGCTTGCCGGTGCGCTCAGACAGCGCCTGCGGCTGGACCTTGGCCCAGATCAGGGCCAGACGTGCCAGCACCGTGATGCTGTCGACGAAGTAGGTGTCGTATTTGGCAAGCTGGGCCGGATCGCCGTAGCGCTCGCAGACATGGTCGAAGTGAGCCTGCGAGTACGGTGCCTCTGCGGGCAGTGCTGGGTTGGGGCCAGCCAGGAACACCACCAGGTCGCGGAACTCTGGCCAGGTGGCGGGGCGCACGCAGTCGCCATGCCAGTCCTTGACCGCGAGATCGCCAGCCTCCAGGTCCACGAACAGCGTGCTGTCCTCGGGCAGGGTCTTGAGCTGGGTGGTTTTGCCGATGCCGCTCTTGCCGAGCAGCACCAACTTGACGCCTTGCTTTTCTGCCAATCGCTGGGATGCGCTGATGATTGGAAGTGCCATCACGCCACCTCCCGCAACTGTTCAGCCACCGCCGGGTTCCAAAGGATCTGGTAGCCACTGTGGCCGTTTCGGGAATACGGCATGGCCTCCGCCCAGGCTTCCCCTGCTTCGGTCAATTCCCACTCGTCGCGATCGTTGCGGTACTGCAGTCCCAAGGCGGCCAGACGCAAATTGGTGGTCTTGGCGGACAGCCCGGCGAGTTTTCCGAGGTGGGTGGCGTTGAGCGCGCAGATGGGCTCGTTGGCGGCAGGCAGCGTCCGACGCAGGGTCTCGACGGCGAGACCTGTGTTTTCCTGGATGCAGGTGAGCGTGGCCGCCATGGCGATGCCGGCCTTCACCCCGGGCACTTTGGCCACGGCTTCGCCGATCAGAAGCAGCGCGGTGACACGGTCCTGGGTGGGTGCTGGCAGGCTGGCAATGACACCGGGAACGGCGTAGCTGCCGGTCTTGCGGATCGAGGGCAGTACCTGATGGGTGACCCAGCGTTTGAAGCGTTTGGCTTCGGTCTTGCGGCTGGTCAAAATCAGGCTGTAAAGGCCAGACTCGTTGATCACCACCATGTCCTGAGGGCCACCAGGGGTACCCACAGTGCGGGTATCCCTTTCATCATCGTCGAGGCGACCGTATGCGTTTTCGGGCTTGGAGATTTCCAACACGCGACAGACGTCAGCCGCCACAAACCATGGATCACCCTGCGAATCCGTCACAACACGGACAGAGCGGCCTTCGAAGTCGAAGGGAACAAGTTGCTGGTTCATGGTCAGCCCTCCTGGTCCGAAGACAGCTCGAAGGTTGGCTTGCCGGCCTCCACCGTGCGGGCATCGGCGAACTGCTGCTGCAGGGCCGGTGGCCAGTTGGTGTAACGGGACTCGGGTACCGCCAGCTTCACGTCGAGGTAGCTCTCGACGGCTTCGCCCGAGGCGACGATGCGTTCGGCGATGGCCTTGAGCTTTTTCTGGTCCCAGGACACTTTCTTGGGCAACTCGAACTTCACGTGCAGGCCATCGGCCTTCAGGTGAGCGGTGCCGAAGTCGCGTCCGGTATCACGCAGGGCTTCACGACCTTGGGCGCCGAAGCGCTGCTCCAGTGCGGTGTCAACCTTGGTACGTGCAGTCTTGAGCCAGGTGATCGCCTGGTCGAGGTTGGTATCGATTTCGTAAAGTTGCTGGGCTGGCAGGCTGGCCAGTTGGGCAATCGACATCTCGGCGATGTCGGCGGGGAAGACGGTCAGATCAGTCATCGCCGGCCTCCTCACTGGTATGCGCGAGCAGAGGTTGAGAACCGGGCTACTTGGCGCTCGTACTGCTCGATGGCAGAGATCTGGTACCGGACGCTGGCGCCGAGCTTGCAGAAGATCGGGCCGATCTGTTCCTGCCGCCAGCGGCGCAGGGTCTTGACGGACAGCCCCCAGCGGGTGGCGAGCTCGTTTTCGTCAAGGGCCAGGCGTGGGGTGTTGTCCGGCTGGTAGCGCGACTGGCTACGGCCGACTTGAACAGATAGGGCTTGGTTTCGCATTGCGGGACTCCGTTTGTTTTGGGAGTCCCTATTGAATTGCTCCACTCTTTGGGCTTGGGGGTGAACTTTTTCGGCTCTGGCACTGCATCCATCCCCAAGCCCAACAGCGATGAAACGCGTAACTTATTGATCTATATGGCCCCTCGGCCGTCGTTTCGGTTATTGCGTTTTCGCTTATTTCGTTTAAAATACCTTAAACGTGAACTCAACCCCGACGAGGAGACCCCCCATGAACGCTCCCGCCATCCCCAAAACCCTGCCTTCCGAAGAGGACATCGCGCTCGCCAGAGAGTCTGGTCGGGCGTTGTCGACCGTGCTCCAGACACGGTCCGAGGTTCAGCAGATCGACTTCCATGATGAAAAAGGTGCTGTGCGCGCGGTTCGGATCCCGACCTCCGCGCTTCGGCTACTCCTGGAAGTCTTGACCGAGATCGGTCAAGGCAACGCGGTATCGATCATCCCTATCCACGCTGAACTGACGACTCAGGAGGCGGCAGACGTGCTCAACGTCTCCCGGCCTTTCCTAGTTCAGTTGCTGGAGAAGGGCGAGATGCCATTTCACAAGATCGGTACGCACCGTCGCGTTCGCTACCAGGATGTGATTGCCTACAAGAAGCGCATCGATGCCGAGCGTCGCAAAGCGCTGGATGAGCTGGCCGCGCAGGCCCAAGAACTCAACATGGGGTACTGAACGGATGAGTTCGCACTTCACCGTCGTCTATGACGCCTGCGTGCTCTACCCGGCACCGCTGCGCGATTTGCTGATGCATTTGGCGCTATCGGATCTGTACCGGGCGCGCTGGAGCGACATGATCCACGACGAGTGGACGCGTAATGTCCTGGCCATCCGCCCCGATTTGACCCAAGACCAGCTGACGCGGACACGCCAGCTGATGAACACCCACGTCCGGGACAGTCTGGTCGCCGGATTCGAGTACCTGATCCCATCAATCAACCTGCCCGATCCGGATGACCGCCATGTGGCGGCCGCCGCCATCCACTCTGGGGCCAGCCTGATCGTGACCTTCAACCTCAAGGATTTCCCGGCTGACGCACTCAAGCCTTACAACCTGGCCGCCCAACATCCAGATGATTTCATTGTGGACCTGTTGGATCTGCACCCGGCCAGCGTCCTTGAGGCGGCAGCCAGCCACCGGCGGTCACTGAAAAACCCGCCGAAAACAGCAGATGAATACCTGGACACCCTGCTCGCACAGGGATTGACTCAATCAGTGGCGGTCATGCGCCAATGGACCGTGGCCATGTAAAAGGCCGGAGGAGACAACATGGGCAAGAAGACCCTGACAAATGCGCACTGCTTGATGGAACTCGCCGAACTGGCAACGGTGCCAACCCTCAAGGCCTTCAGTGGTCTTCAAGAATGCCAAGCCCTGGCCCGGGGTTTCGATTGGTCACGAGATGAAGACCAGCTCTCCGTTGCACTGGTCGACCATATCAAACACCTACGCAAAGACCAGCGTGAACCTGCAGAACGCGAAGCACTCCGTGTCCTGCGTCTGGCGGCACCGCGTGGGGCAATAATCCTCGCCACCGTTGCCGAACAGCTCCATGACAACGAACTGATTGCCACATTCCAGGCGCAGGACGGCGGCGAAATTGGCCGATCGGTCTGGATGCGCACCCACTGCGATGAATCGGCGAGGCTATTTGACGTCGCCGAGTCGATCCTCAACACGGGTGACATTCGGGGCAGCAAGCGCCTTTATGACGCTTTTGATATCCCATGCGATGAGGCGCCGCCTTTCATCTGGAACGACACGGTCCGAAAAGAACTAGAGACGCAACTGACCCAGGCCATGCGCTTGAGTGAACCGTGTGAGGTGGTCTACGTCCCGCTGGCCGACGAAAAAAGGAATGGTGACACCTCGACCATTCACTACCTGGTGGTTCGTTTTGCCGGCGACCAGGTGACTGCAGTCCAGATGGTGAATCGCAACCGCAAGACCTTTTGCTACTTTCCTGCCCGCGATGCCACGCTGGTCTACAACCCAGATAGAAAAGTCGTCGAGGCCTATGCGCACACGCTGTCAACGCGGGCACCGCTGGCCAATGTGCTGTCAAAGCATGGCTTTAAGGCCCCATTGTCAAACCGGCCACTGAACCGCTCCAGGTATGACCTGTCCCGGTTTGCCTTGCCGCTCAAGGATGCCAAGCCACGACTGGACGGAGTCAAAGTCGAGCGGTTGTACCTGACCGAGGCCAAGGCATTGATCGGTCACTCCACAGACGCCGTCACGCTGCATATCGACAGCGGCGTCGAGCTGCACGATGTCATTACACAGCGTTGGAGCGCCCATCCGTTTTCACAACCTGGTGCCATTCTGGGCGTCACGCTGGTCGCTGACTTTGTGTTTGATGGCGAGACCACCGAAACTCCTTTGTCTATTGTTGTGGCGGAACCTGGCCGCTGCAGCCTTCAGGGCGAGAAGGACCGGCGGCTGCGAGATGCAGGAACGCAACTGCTCGAGGCGCTGGGTGTCCTCAAGCCTTTGCATCCTGGCTCGGGCATTGATGACCCGACTCTCATCAGGCAAGTCGCCAAACTTCTTGAATGCGCGACCAGCCCCATGGATGGTTTCGCCTTGGCACATTTGGACATTGACATCGAACGGTTCGAAGATGAGGGCATCATCACCGAAGGAGACCGCATTACGCAGAAGGTGATTGATGTAGCTGAGGGTGAACGCTTCACCGTTGTTCTGGAACGCTGCACCGACCCGAACTTCGTTCGTTACCGTGATCCGCTGACCGGCAGCGATGTGACATTGCCCGCCAAGCACGCTCGCCTGTGGAAAGTAGATCTGAACTGGTTGCGAGAGGAAATCATCACAGCCCTAGGCACGGGCCTGTTGGGCGTTCGTGGCAAGCACCAGGAGGATGAGCCCATTTTTCTGGGTGAGCTCGATATTGACGGTCAGGCGGTGGCGCTGTACTTCGCCGCCAGGATGTCCAATGACCGCCAGTTCGCACAGGTCGATGCCGCCTTGCGGCTTCATCCTCGCTCAGCCCCCGGCATTGTGTTGACGACAGCGTCCGCACCGTTTCCATTTGCCGGCACCAATTTGGTGGTCGCGATCGATGACGTACTCGCCACCACAGGGCAAGAAACCGCTATCGACATAAACCGATTGAAGGTAGCCTACCGACATGGGCAGCTGGCTGCCATGGGCGGCACCTCGGTCAGTTTGAAGGTTTCTTCTGATGGCTACTCTGCAGTGCTATCCATTCCAGGTAAGGCCCCATGGAAAGTGACCAACAAAGCCAAAATCATTGTGCTGCAACGCTTGGTTGCGGCCTATGCGGCAGGCACGCCCCACGTCAATTCAAAAATGCTGATGGATGGCACTGGCTGCAAATCACCTTCCAACCTGTTCACCGGCAAAAACTCACCTTGGCGCGATTACATCGTTCGCGTTGAAGGCGCGCGGGCCTGGGAACTCAGGATGCCAGGCATGGAGATGATCGTTGACGACGAGGCCGATGAGACATCTGTCTCCGAGTTCGTTGAAAGCCTGTGATTGCGCCAATGTGCTTTGTGATGAGTGAATCGGCAAGATTGTCCTGCGGGCCGTAAATCCCATTGCATTACCCTGCGTTGCCATCCGCTTCGGACGATTTGGCGGACCATAAAGACGGTTGCAATTCTTCGGAGCCGTCATGCAAATCATCAAACTCCTATCTCCAGCGGAGATGACCCCCTGCGCCAGGGCGAGGGAAATCTGCGCCATCCTGGCCACGGAGATCAACCGCATCTATGTGGCTAATGAGCCAGCAGAGAGCTCGGTTGACCTTGGCTTTCTGCTCGACCAGCGCGTTCATACAACCCCGTATCAACAAGAGGAGTTGTCATGAACGACACATCATCCGTGGCCAAACAAGTGGCCTCCCTGCCATCGATACCGCTGCCAGACCTATGGGCTCTGTGGGATCGTTTCTTCAAATCTCGCCCGGAGAAGACCAACCGCGTCTACCTAGAGTCCCGTATTGCATACAAGCTTCAGGAAGAAGCCTTTGGTGGACTGGATCCTGATACGCGTCGACGCTTGGCCAACATCGGCGTCCGGCAGTCCAAGATCAAAACCCGCCGCAAGGGCCCTGAAATCACGCTGGCTCCCGGCACGGTCTTGGTTCGTGAATGGGCCGAGCGTGACCACTATGTGAAAGTTACCGCCGAGGGAACATTTGAATACGAGGGCAAGTACTTCAAAAGCCTGTCGGCGGTGGCACGCCACATTTCTGGCAGCTCATGGTCAGGACCATTGTTTTTTGGCTTACGCCGTCCTGCGGAGGAGTTCCAGTGAGCGACACCCCGAACAAAAAGCCACGCCAGCGCTGCGCGGTGTATTGCCGCGTATCCACCGACGAGCGACTGGACCAGGAATTCAATTCCATCGATGCACAGCGGGAGGCGGGACATGCGTACATAGCAAGCCAACGCGCAGAAGGCTGGATACCGGTGGCCGACGATTACGATGATCCTGGATATTCCGGAGGCAATACTGAGCGCCCTGGTCTGAAGCGCCTGTTGGCCGACATCGAACGCGGCCTGGTCGATATCGTGGTCGTTTACAAGATCGACCGCCTGACGCGCAGCCTGGCCGACTTCTCCAAGATGGTCGAGGTGTTCGAGCGCCGTAAGGTCTCGTTCGTCTCGGTCACGCAGCAGTTCAACACCACCACATCCATGGGGCGGTTGATGCTGAATGTGCTGTTGTCGTTCGCGCAGTTCGAACGCGAGGTCACGGGTGAGCGCATCCGCGACAAGATTGCGGCATCCAAGCGCAAGGGCATGTGGATGGGTGGTGTGCCGCCCCTGGGTTACGACGTCGTGAACCGGCAGCTCATCGTCAATGATGCTGAAGCCGCCATCGTCCAGCGCATCTTCCAGGAAATGCTGACGATAGGTTCGACCACCCAAATCGCGGCCAACTTGACAGCGGAAGGAATTACCACCAAGGCATGGGTGACGCGCAGCGGCCAGATGCACAGCGGCTCGCGCATAGACAAGAAGTACCTCTACAAACTGCTGCGCAACCGGCTCTACTTGGGGGAGATCTCCCACAAGGGCAGCTGGCACCCCGGCGTCCACAGCGCAATCATTGATCACGGCCTGTGGGGGCAAGTCCACGAAATCCTGGCCAGCGATGGGCACACGCGCTCGGTGGAAACCAAAGCGCGCTCGCGAACCGATGCCCTGCTGCGCGGCTTGTTGTATGCCCCTTCAGGGGAGCGGATGTACCTGACCTACTCCAACAAGAACGGTCGCAAGTACCGCTACTACTTCACGAAATCAGAGGCCAGGTTCGGCGCTGACAGCAAGACCTACGGGCGGCTACCAGCCGATGAGGTCGAGGCTGCCACATTGGCCCAGATCAAGACCGTGCTCTCCAGCCCAGAGTCTGTAGCAGGTGTCTGCCAGTTCGTTCGTAAAAACGGTGCCGCCGTGCGCGAGGACATCGCTGTGATGGCCATGCGTCAGCTGGGCAATGTGTGGGAGCAACTCTACCCCGCTGAACAGCACCGCATCGTGAACTTGATGATCGAGCGTGTGGACCTCGTGGCTGGCGGCCTGAAGGTGAAGTGGCGAGAAATTGGCTGGAAGGATCTGATTGAAGAATTCGCGCCGGACAGCATCGGTGCCGAACTGGTCGAATGGGAGGCGACATGAGCGTCACTGAGTCGACAGACCAGAGCACCTTCGTGCCACTGAATTTGAAACGGCGGGCAGGCAGGCTGATCGCGGACAGCGGCGTCCCTGTTCATGACGTCAACATCCTCAACGTGGTCGGTCGTGGGTTCTTTTGGCAAGAGCTCCTCGACACCGGCGTATACGCCAGCGGGTCCGACATTGCCAAAGTTGAACGCGTCACACCATCGACCGTGAACCGATTGGTCCGGATGGGGCTACTGGCTCCCGACCTGGTTGAAGAACTGATGGCCGGCAAACAACCCAGACGGTTGACAGCGCATTGGCTGATCCGCAACCGCATTCCCAGTCTCTGGAGCGAGCAGCGGGCACTTTTTGATCAGTTCAGATAGGAATAAAGATGGGCAAGAAAGACCTCGGCAAAGTGATCGGAACCCCGGTGACATTCCAGATCCCGAGTCCGGCAGGTGGCGTGCAGATGGAGACATACATCCCATGGACGCTGGTCAAACGGGGCGTGCGGCGTAAGGTGATCACGCCGTTCGACACACCCATTGAATTCAACGACGAGGCGGCCCGTGAACGCCAGCAACGAGAACTTGAGCAGCCAAGTCCGCTGCTGCGAGCTCTGGGGTTGGCGCATCACTGGCAGCGGCTTCTTGACGACGGTCGTTTCGGCTCGCTGACCGAGATCGCCGCGGCCGAGGAGATGAACCTCAGTCAGGCCAGTCGGATAGCAAAGCTGGCCTACCTGGACCCGCAAATCATCCACGCTAGTCTCAGGCCTGGCAGCAAGATGGCGCTGGAGCATTTCATCCGAGGCGGTGGCCTCCCCACCGAGTGGTCAGCCCAGCGAGCAAGGCTGGGGCCGTACCAATAG